TTGAGGTTTCCTTTCTGAGTAGTTAGGTGGGCTATTGCCCAGTTAAATTATCCTCCCTAATTACTGCTCCCGTATTATACTGCCTCAAAGCCAAACATGGCTACTTTATATTTTCGATTACCAACCAACATGTGGTCACCCATTGATGTTGATCGTAGACCCATTCCACCCTCGTGCAATGGCGCCATCACTGTAACAGCGTCATTGTAGTCGCCGTTAGCTTCTCCATTTTCAAAAAATTTCTCTTTGCGACTCCATGAGCCCATCACGTTGTTTGTCCAACGATATGCATAGTTCATAGCATCTTCGTCACTGGTACCATCTGGCACATCAACAAATGCTACTGTGTTAGGTGTATCTTCAAACGCTGTATGAATAACTGCTACTTGCATATCTAAGTCCTCTTTTTTTCAACTTACATATACAGCTTACATTCAAGATGTCTTATTGTCAACCTTTTTCTTCGTCAGTATTCAAAAAAAGTTCATAATCTGTATCAAATTCTACACCTTCTACTGTAACTGTGTAGGGTTGGGTAGGATCCCATTCTTTTATATCTGTTAACAGTCTATCTATAGCTTCCTCTGTCCAATTGTGAGCTACATCATCTGTTTCCATGAAGTTCTCAAATGTTTTCCAATTGTAATAATTGTTGAGTTCAATTGGATCATTTGGATTGTAACCTTGATCAATGATATCTTGTAACAGTGTGCGATCTTTGATACCGCTGGTTCGCATTGCACGTTCAACTCGTAAGTCTATTACTTCAGCCATCAGTCACACTCCGGAAACTTGTGTTTTACGATTTGTTCAATTGGTTTGAAATGTCCGTTCATATGTTCCGCAACATATGCTCGGGGTTCTTCTGTACCCCAACGGAATATGGCTAGTTTTGCCATATTAAAGATTTGTCTCTTGTTGCTGTTGATCAATGTATCTCTAGGATCATCGTCACCTGCATCTTCTAAATATCTAATTGCATAGGTTGCAATATCTTCAATACTTAATGGGACCTCTACTTTTGCTAATATTTTTCTTCCATCGCCAGTGTCTTTGGACCTCATTGTTTTGCCTTTCATTGCCTATTCTAGTTCACTTTTTGTGCCATGACATCTCTCCATAGCTTCTTACTAATAGTAAGAGTTTATGGCAAGATGACTCGAATGTCAAGAAAAAAGATTCAAAAAATACATCTTTTTGGTTGACACAGTATTTATACTTCTAGGAAAGTGATTCTTACATCCCAACTTACGCTAGGAGCAGTACCATCACCTTTAACTTTGAATCTAAGTCCACCTGCATCAATTTCAGCAGTAAAATTCCAACCGCTGTAGTACAATGTCCAATCAGAATTAGTATCTGGACTTGCGGCTCCTCCGCTTATATTTGTACTAGCTTCGTAGATGTTACCGTCATATTCAACTAAGTCATTGGTAGCATAGCTTGATAGTGGATCCCACAGTGTTTGTACTGCATCTGCTGTGTTACGTTGATAATCTGTTTTCATAATTGTATTACCAACAATTGTCGGAGTACCAGTTTGATTGTCTGCTAAACCTTCAATTTTAAATGCTTGTACTTGACCTGTACTAGCTCTGCCTATTGCAATTCCAGTGAAGAACCATGTCTTTCCAGTTGCAGGCTCTGGGTAAACACCATTAACTTGAATTGCTGTTGCACCACTGCCGCTAGTACTTGTTGTGGTCTTTTTTACATTAGGATCACCGCTAATATCTACTGTATCTGCTGTTTGAGAAAATGTAATACTATTATCTGTGCTAACTAGAGTTCTGAACTCAAAATTATTAGCTGTTCGTTGTTTGAATAATTGACTACCGCTGCCTATGTTACTGCTGGTGATTTGGTCACCAATTTGTATATCGTCAGCGTTTTCAGTTATAGTAATTCCGCTGCCTGCTGTAAGACTTCTTATTTCACTGGTATTACTAACAGTTTGTTTGAATACATCTGCACCTGTACCGATACTTGTAAGACTACTGCTGGTTGTTAAAATATCTGGCATTAAAGCAATACTTTGCCAACTAGCAGTATTTCCAAAATAACCTTCTAATCTATCGTTGTCAGTGTTGTAGCGTATTTCTCCTACTTCTGTGTTGGGTCGCTGACTTGTGTTGCCCACAGGTATTTTAACTGCCGCAGTTCCTGGAATACGTGTGTTTTCTTCTAGTTCAACTCTAATGTTACCAGCTTTGCCATCACCGTTAATAACTTTTGTTTCGCCTGATTTACCTTCAACAGCTCTAGCTCTACTTACTCCGCTATCTTTTACAATTAATCCATCATCTGCTTCTACATTTAAATTGTTTAAAAATTCAAACAGTGTGCTAGTTGCTTGTTGATAATCGCTTAATGTTCCTGTATTGTTGGTTGTAGTATCTCTTCTTGTAAAAATAGTTAAGATATCTGTTCTTACAACAATATCATCTGTGTTGGCTTGCAATGCAAGTTGACCTGCTTCACTGTTTACAAGATATAAATTATTTCCTGTGTTGTTAAAATTATTGATAATTGTTGTACCACCAGTTGTGCCACTAGAACCAGTACCACCATTGCTAGTAATTACTCCTCCGGCATTGAACCCTGGGCTGTTTGGAACAGTTGGTATCGAACCTTCACTTTGTAATTCTTGACGTTCTACATGCTCTTTGGTATAACCAATAATATTACCACAATAGTCATACACCGGAGTTTGATTATTAAGATTTCCTGTATAGTCGTCGTCTCTTTGTAATATTGCAAGAATTTCATCATCAAATAACAAATGGAAAATGTTAGGATATTCTACAACATCTCCTCTGAGGACACGATCTCCGTTACTGTCATATTCACTGCCTAAACTATATTGTACTGGGTATGCGCCTAATCTATCATACAAAGACTTCATTTGGCTAGTAACTCTTGCACTAGCACCTACATTAGAATTCAATGGATTATGCAGTACACCTATTTCATTGTTACATCCGCTGTCTGGTGTTGCAAACTGACTTCCGCCTTTTGTATAGCCACCGTTGATATTGTTTTCAAAATTAATTAGATTGCTCATTCTATCACTGATGCCGGAAATATCGTTTTTGATTGCATCTAATTCTGATTGTATCAGTGATCCGTTTGTGATGTCATCGATGTTATTGGCAATGCGACCTAATACACCTCCATTAAACACACTAGCATTAAATCCCCCGCTGGTGCTTATACATGCACACACATTACTGGGATCTATACTTCCTATGTCATTTGCAAGTTGTTTACCTGCTCCTAAGAAACTGCCCATTGCACGTTCTAACATATTAGGTATAGCAATAGGATCAACAGGCTGCGCACAGAAATTAATTAAATTCGCAACATTTTGTGCTTCTGCTAGTACACTGTTAAGACGACCCAACACATTATCAATTTTTGTGTGGTCCATAAATGATTCAACACTATCTAACAATTGATTAAGTGCGTCTGCAATTTCACCTTGTATGTTAGGAATTTTTAATAATTCTTGTATGTTGGCATGCAAACACAGTTGTATGTTTGGCAACTTTACACCGTTGCCACTGAGCATACCACACAGTAGTTCTCTGAGCGTAAAACTATATTCAGCACTAAATGCTACTCTAGCAGCATCTGTTCCACTTGCTGTTGTTCCGCTGATGTGATGCCTAGCATCTAGGTAATCGCTTGCACTTTGCAAACCATTTGGAAAATCCTTGCTCATGATCCATTTCCTGCTCTAACATTTGGGCTAGCTTCTTTGGCTTTTGGGTTACAGTGAAAGGGACCTGGACATAATCCATCCGGACGAGCTGGATCACTTTGTAATATCACAGGTTTTCCGTTGACAAGTACTTTCCCAACAGTGTCTGTAGCTATAAGCATACCACTGCCGTGAGTATTTTCATCATCTTGAATACTGATGAATTTACTGTTAACTCTAACATTTGTGCATTGTGTAACGGTGCCAGCGCCACAATCTCTAGCATCGTCTTGTCTATGTACCCATCTTGCCATGCAAGTATTTATTAGAGTTTCAGGCTCTCACCCAATGGCATACTGCTAGCAGTTTGTATTCCTGTTGTACTGCTAGTGTAACTATCAGCAAGTCCTTTGATTGTCCTTGCTGTTGCAACAATTTGGTTACCTTTGATACTAACTGGTTCACTGTTGTGTGCATCGATACTCATTAACCATGCAATCAACATTGCTTGCCCATTTTGTGGGTTGAGTGTAAGCACAGTTGGCTTTACTAACTTGAGTTCATCAGCACTTACACTTTCAAAACGTGCAACAAGTTCTTCACCTGTGCTTAGTTTTACTGTAATTACATCGCCTTTTTTAAAGTTTGAAATCACTAACATCTACAACTTCTCCTATGAGTTCTCTTACTTTGTCAGGCGGCATACGAACAAGAGCTTGTCCACCGCCTGCTACTAATAGCTTACCATTATGATAAATTTGTGGCATAGTTCTATGCCCTTCATTCATAATAAAGGTACGAGCTTCATCGTTTTCCATTACATTGATGGTTTCGTATTCAAACTCGTTTTTATCTAAATAATTTTTTGCCATGTCACAATACGGACACATTGGTTTGCTGTATAGTGTGATCATAGTTTAATGCCTTGGAACGTACTACCGTTGACATCTTGTTTTGTTCCGCCAATTACATAACTGCTGATCTCTGTCTCTTGTGGTGCAACTTGTACTTCTGCACCGGCAATCCATTTCTGTGTCCAAGGCAGTGGGTTACTTCCGCCTTTGTATGGACTCGGAAGTCCTACTGCGGTCATACGCTTGTTAGCAGTCCATTCAACATATTCGTGTAATAGTTGACTGTTTAAACCAATCATACTACCGTCTTTGAACAAATAATCTGCCCATGCTTTCTCTTGATCCACAGCATCAACAAACAGTTGTACCATTTCATCTTTGCACTCTTCTGCAATTTTAGCAAAGTCTGGATCATCTTTGGGCATAAGTTTCAGCAATGTTTGCGTACTACCCAAGTGTACATTCTCATCGCGACAGATAAGTTTGATAATTTTAGCATTGCCTTCCATCTTTTTAAGTTCAGCAAATGCCCAACTACATGCAAAGCTCACATAGAAACGTACACCTTCTAAAATGTTTACACTTACCATTGCTTTGTAGATAAGTTTCTTGAGCTCGTATGCATCAACTTTAATTTTTTTGCCGTTTACAGTGTGTGTACCTTCACCTAGTAGATTATACCATTGACCCATTTCAATAAGATCATCATAGTGTTTGCTAATATCAGTTGCACAGTCGACAATTTCTTGAATGTCCATCATCTCATCAAAGATAATGCTAGGATCACTGTACACGTTGCGAATGATATGTGTGTAACTGCGACTGTGAATAGTTTCGTTAAATGTCCAAGTTGTTACCCAATTTTCTAGTTCAGGCAAACTTACTAGTGGATTGAAACTGTCTGCAGGAGCACGACCTTGCACACTATCCAATAAGATTTGTCTTTTGAGATTACTTGTAAAAATATGCTTTTCGTGTTCAGTTAAGTTTTTAAAGTCGGCTGCATCACGCAACACATCAACTTCTTCTGGTCTCCAGAAAAAACCTAACTGTTTATCAGTTAGCTTATCAAACTGTTTGTACTTCAACGTGTCGTAACGTTGAATGTCAACACCGCCGTTTGGATCTAAGAACATCAAACTTTCGAGGTGACGGTTTCTTTGGTTTGCATTTAATACACTCATTTCATCTCTTTCTATATTGTGCAGCTATCGCATGCTTCTTCTTCATCAAATTGATAGTCATCTGTGATTTCTATATTAGCAGGTTCGTTTAATTTGTCAACATCTATTTCTCCTTGACCATCATAGGTATTGAAATAGTATAATTGTTTACCGCCATACTTGTAAAAAATCATCAAATGTTTTAGCATCTCACTCATGCTAATTTTTTCATCTTCATAAAACACAGGATTGTAACTAGTGTTTACACTGATGCCTTGGTCAATGTACTTTTGTAACACTGCCATAATACTCATATAACCTTCTGGACTGCGCTGATCCCACAGCAATTCATACTTGTTTTTAAGTTTATGAATGCCTGGTACAACTTGTTTCAGTACACCATGCTTTGATTGTTTAACACTCACAAGACTACGTGGAGGTTCAATACCGTTTGTAGCATTTGAAATCTGCGCACTGGTTTCTGCTGGCATCAGCGCCATTAGTGTACTGTTGCGAATGCCTGTTTCACGCAGTTGTTGACGTAGTTCAACCCACGGCATACGCTCTACATGAGGAATTAATTCATCAACATCTTGTTTATATGTCTGGTTAGGTGTAAGTCCGTCGCTGTATTTTGTTTCTTCATTCCACAAGCAAGGACCTTGTTCTACTGCTAGGTCTGCACTTGCTTTGATCAAATAATAACTCCAAGCCTCTGCATATTCATCTATCATGTTTAAGTCTGGATCACTGTAAGTCATACCATTTTTAGCCATCCAATACGCCAAGTTAATAATACCAACACCCAGTGGACGTCTTCCTTCTGTAGCACGTTCTGCTGCACGTACCGGATAGTTTTGGTAACTAAGCAGTGCATCAAGTCCTCTAACTGCTAATTCGCATGGTTTTGCAAAGTCTTCAGGACGTTTAATGTTGCCCCAATTAATAGCACTCAGTGTACACAGTGCAATTTCACCAGCTTCATCATTGAAATCGTTTAGCGGCTTTGTAGGCAAGTCAATCTCGGCACACAAGTTACTTTGTCTAATAGGTGCAATTTCAGGTTTAAAACTACTGTGACTGTTGGCATTGTCTACATTCTGTAAGTAGATGCGTCCTGTGTTTTTACGTTCTTCCATAAACTGGCTAAACAATTCTGTAGCACTGATTACTTTTTTGCGTAGTCTTGTGTTGCGTTCTGCTGTTTCATACAGTTCACGGAACTTGTCTTGATCTGCAAAGAATGCTTCATATAATCCTGGTACATCACTTGGGCTAAACAGTGTAATGTTGCCATTGCTGATCAATCTTTCGTAAAATAACTTGTTAAACTGCACACCATAATCCATGTGACGCACACGGTTATCATCTGTGCCTTTATTGTTTTTAAGTACTAACAAGTCTTCGACTTCCAAGTGCCAAATTGGATAGTACAGTGTTGCGGCTCCGTTTCGCACACCACCTTGGCTACAGCTTCTTGTGGCACTTTGGAACATTTTGTAGAACGGAATAACTCCTGTATGATATGCGTCTCCTTTTCGGATAGGACTACCAAGTGCTCTAATACTTCCTGCTCCGATGCCAATGCCAGCTTTTTGACTGACATATTTAACAATACTGCTAGTAGTAGCGTTAATACTATCAAGACTATCATCACTCTCGATGAGTACACAACTGCTGAATTGTCGTTGAGGTGTCCTAACACCAGCCATAACAGGAGTAGGCAGACTGATATCAAAATTGCTGACTCCATCATAATAATCCTTTACCCATTTTAACCTTGTGTCTTTTTCATAATTTGCAAATAGTGTAGCAGCAATTAACATATATGCCACTTGCGGTGTTTCTTTGATTTCACCTGTAACACGATTTTGTACTAGATACTTTCCTCTAAACTGCTCCATGGCAGCATATGTAAAGTTTTCGTCTCTGTCGTGTTTAATATAGTCATTGAGTTCGTTCCATTCGTCAGCAGAATAGTCTTCTAACAATGCAGGATCATACCATCCTTCTTCTACATTGTGTTTGATTGTGTCTAGTAGATGTGCAGGTTCAAAACTACCATACACCATCTTTCGAAGGTGATACACAATAAGACGACCAGCTACCCATTGGTAGTTTGGTGTTTCTTCACTGATCAAATCTGCTGCACTTTTAATAAGAGTTTCCTGAATTTCACTACTAGTGATTCCATTGAAAAATTGCAAACTGCTTTTTATTTCAACTTCACTAGCACTAACGCCGTTGATATCCTTAGTTGCATAAAATACTACTTTGTGTAGTTTATCCAAGTCTATAGGCTCCTTGGTACCGTTGCGTTTAGTTACATGAATTTCAGTCATATCTGTGTCCTCTCATTTTTTATTTTTAGCTTTTATTCTTTGACCACTGTGTCAATGTCGACACTATAGATAATAGTTTCATCATCTGGTGTACTACTTATTACGCCGTGACGATAGTTAAGCAGGTGTTTTTCATCTATCAATGCACACAATTTTTGTATGCTATCTTGTTTATTTTGTACAAACACTAACCTATTAGGTATTCTATTGTTTGCATAATATATGGTATAACTCATTCCTAGAGCCAAACTGTTGTCACAGAAGTCTCCTTGATGTAGCATTTCCCATGGAGTAGGCCAATTTGTATAGTCAAAAGGATCTATACTTATTGCCATGATTGGCGAACTTTTCCACCAATCAACAACTGTTTGACATACTTCCAGTGTATTATTAATGTCTAAGCCCTGCCTGAATTCCCTCCACATCTTTAAACGTGTTTTGGGAGGTTCAAACCAAGCTCTATGGTTTAATTGCTGTTCCAAAGTTGATACGTGTATTTAAATGTACTGATTAGATTATCAAAATCTGAATATTGTAGTTTCATTGTATTGGCAGTTGCAATGTCTATATTGAACTGTACATTTACAACTCCAGTTTCTGTGTATTGATCGTCGATAGTAGTAGTGCTTGCGTTTGTATCTGTAGCAAATCTTAGTTGCCCAACTCTAACTCCGTTGGTACTACTAAGAGTATAATCCATAATAACAACATTGTACAGTGTTGTGTCTACTTGGAATCCAGTATCATCTGTGCTTCCGCTTGCAGCCAATTGTACACTGTCTGGTAAATCTTCACCCATTGTGATTTCACTGTTAAATCCAACAGTAATAGCACCAGTAGGAGCAGTGCTGAAAGTTAGTGTGGTTCCAGTAACTGTATAATCACTAGCATTTACAGCCGTGCCATCTACAAAAACTCTAAGTATACTTGGTTCTGTTAGTCCAATTGGTACAGTAAATTGTGTTAAGACACCGTTACCTGTGCCTACACTAACTGTGTCATTGCCAATAAACAATCTTCTGACATCTTTAGCGTAGCCAAATTCGCCAGGGTCTAAAATAGGCATGTCGCTAAATTGACCTTGCCTTACCTTAATTTTACTAATTCTTGTATCTGCCATTTCGTGCTCCTGATACAGTATTTATGACAAGTTGTAGAACT